ATTGGTCCCGAAAACCGGGGGCCGCTGTGTTTGTCTACACAGATGACGGTCGACAGTGGTGAAACGCCTGCGTTCACTGCCGCGGTGGATCGTGCCTGTGCGCTTCTGCGCGAGGCCATTCCGGTGTGGGAGGCTCAGTGTTCTTTGGACACTGGTTCCCTCCCTGTTCCGGATTGGGCCCGCGAGCGCTCGGCTCCACCCTCCGTCAAGTTGTTTAAGGAGTTTTGCGTGGGACTCCTTGAGAACCCTTGTTGCCACGCCTGGTGGCCTGCCTTGTCTCGAGTTTCCCTTGAGATGAGAACGGCCGTTTCGGGGGGTTTGTTCCTTCTTCGGAAGGTCCTTCCCTCCCTGCCGTCGCCTTGGGAGGAGCACGCGGGTCGCGTGTGTTCTCCTGGTCCTACCCTTCCGGTGGGTTATCTGTCCCATGTTCGTCGGACAGTCCACCGTCTTTTTCCTTATGGGTGGGACCGGGAGTACTACGATGCGGTGCATCGCTTCATCCCTCGGTCATCTTCTTGCCTGGGTTTTCCTCGATCCGTCGGGGGCGCCCGAGCAGCCTGGCGCGGTCTGCGCGCCGAATTCCGGAACCTCGTGAGTCCTTCGGGTGGGGATTCTCCATTGCCAGTGGATGAATTCCCAGCGAAGTTCATGAATGTTCTGGAAAACGGTAAGTGCAGATCGGTCACTGTGGGGGGCGCGGACCAAGTTTTGCTTGGTCCCCTTCACAAGACGATTTATGGGACTCTGTCCCGTAATGAGTGGCTGCTTCGTGGTGCAGCGAAACCTAGTGCGTTCTCCGGGTTCAGCCAGTGTCCCGGAGAGGTCTTCGTCAGCGGGGATTACGAATCCGCCACCGATAACCTTTCTCTGGAAGTCGCGGAGGCCATCCTCGACGTGCTCCGCAGGAAGGCACTTTTTGTGCCCGACAAACTTTGGTCTGTCGCAGCTCTGTCCCTTCGGGCGACATTGCTGTATCCTGGGGGTGTCGAGATGGCCCAGCTCCGCGGCCAGCTTATGGGGAATTACCTTTCTTTTCCCCTTTTGTGTATCCAGAATTACTGTGCCTTTCGCTTTTGTGTCCGTCCTGAGGAGGTCTCTGACCACCTCGTTCGGATCAATGGCGATGACATAGTATTTCTGGCTACCAGAGAAGTGGCTCGGCGGGGGGTGGCCCTTGTTTTCCCCACTGGCCTCAAGTTGAGTCCTGGGAAGACGCTAGTTTCGTCTAGCGTCTTCTCACTCAACTCCACGTTCTTCCGGGGGGTCCGTGATCGGCTTGTCCCTCGACTCATACCGGTTCTCCGGTTTGGGTCTTTGGGACCTGTCCGTGCCGAGATGACCCCTCATTCGTTAGCGCCGTCTTTGGCGGCCTTTCGGAAGGGATTTCGTGGTGAGGCCCGTGTGGTTGCAGAGGCCATGTGGCTCCGCTGGCGGAGGAAGGAGTTATTGGCCACGGGAAGGAGTGTTGTCCGTGACCTGAGGGTGCCGGTCACCTTTGAGGCGTTGTCCCGGGTCGGTATGGTGAGGAGGGAGTGCGTCGCGTTGACGCTTCCCGCTAATTCTCTACCATTCGATTCGGTTCGCTTCAATGGTGCCCTCCCGCCGGGTTGGACGCGCAGGGAGGTGTCTGGGCGGGGACGACGTCGTCGCGCCCGAGAGCTGGAGGAGGAGTTCTGGGAACAGGTTCGTCAGCGGACCTGGGACCAGGGTACTCCTCCGAAGAAGGCTCTCGCTCGCGAGGTTTGGGATCGGACGGTGGAGACTGGCCAGGGGCGGGCCATTCACGTATGGCTTCGGCACATGCGTGACTGGTCCAAGGCCCCCAAGTTGTACCGTCCTCTCGCCAAACGGCTTAGGCCCGACTTGTCCCTTCTCAGAAGGGCTTGCGAGGAGGACGCCCCGCGACGTGTGGGTGCCATCTGGGTCCCTGATGGCTATTCGGATCGGGTGGGCCGCTGGGAGCAATCTTTTGTTCCCGGCGGGGTGATGGAGGAGTCTTTCCCCTTCATCGCTTGTCTGTCTTTTGACGGGCACCCGCTTGGTTCCGAACTCGGGACCTTTGATGACTCCACGCTCCGGGCGTGGTGTGGGGAACGGAGGTAGGAGCCCTCCGGGGCTGTGAGACCGCGGTGTGGCGCAGGCTTGTGCTGCACGACTGCCAACGGTCCGGGATGACGCATGGGCTTTCGCTTCGGCGGTTCCCCCTTGCTGACCGACGACCGATCTGCTGGGAGGACGCACCTTTGGATCGCCTGGCGGCATCCACGTGGGTGGTTTCGCGCGATAAGACGCGGGTAAGGAATGATGACGGTTCCAGCCGTCTGGATTTTGGGTTGGGGCACCGTTGAGGTGCCGATCGTCTGACGCTGGTGAAGGAAGCGGTGAAGCGGCCATAGGCCCTTTGTCCTTCGCGTCTTGTGTCTCTCCGATTAAAAGCCGGCGAGCTCCAGGCAACGGTCTGTTTAGTGACCGGGGGCTGAAAACCCCCCCGTTGCTGCAGATGGAGTTAGGGTGCATTTGCGCCAGTCCTCCATGCCTGCTAGGCCGCCCTCGGGAGTGATCCCCGGTGAGCGTGGGAGACACAGTCGTGAGGGTGCGTGAGGGCCAAGTCGCCTCTCTCCGGTCCCCTCTCCCAGTATTGACGATTCCCACTGTCCCAGACAGCGGGTCACAACCTTCGGGTTTGTGGCCCCGTGACCATGAGTTCCCCAACCGTGCAGCGTGCCATCACCTTAGTGGCTCTGCAACTGGGTTGGTTCAAACCTGCTGACCAGCAGCTTGGTTTTGTAACC